TGACGAACCGCTTCATTATAATATTTAAACATAATAATAAATCATACTGGACGAGGATTCTTGAGGTCATAAACCTCCCACTTGAGCCGAAAAGGGGCGCGTCGGGTTCGACCAGGGTTACTGGAGGTGCCTCCAAATTGCCACATCCATGCACCGGTCATATAGTAAAGCCACTTGTGTAAGGCATAAGGGTCTGACAAAAACATGAAGGGGACATAGGCCAACTTTCTCATGGTATCGAATTTTATTACAAAATTTCCAAAGTGATTTGAATTTATAATTGAAATATAACGATAGTCCTCAGTCTGATCCGACTCGAAGACCCTCGTGAAACCCTTTGGGGCCGCTTCGAAAATTTGTCCCGTATGTGGATAACGCCCTGAAAAATGACGCTCGAGCAAGTATGAGTAGGCTATTTCGGTATAGGTCATTTTGTCAAGTGTAAAATTCTCAGGTCGGTTAATTACAGTTATTAAAACCTTTCCAGATTTTGTTTTGGACTTGAGGGCGGCTCGGGACTGCTCGAAAAGATTACTATACACATTATTTGTATCAGCCAAAGACCAACTCGCCTTGGCCATGTGTTCGACCGAACCCAACATAGTGACCGCATCAAACTTTCCATGAAGATCAACTGGTATATTTCGGGCATCACCAATTCTAGTTACCAATCCGTCATTCAGACAGCGCATATTGTGATTTTGACTCAAAGTTAGACCGACCGACTCCACCCCGTTATTTCTCAGATACTTCATCCAGTCACCATATCCGCAGCCCAGGTCCAGAACCTTCATTCCCGGTTTTAAACCCAGAAGTTCATAGAACTTGTCGTATTTTTGAACGAGAGCCGTCTCGGAACTCACGGTCCACACATCATCCTTGAAATACCCCTCTGTAAGATCGGTATCGGCCTTCTTGTCAAGATACTGATCGAACCACTGATACGATGAATCGACTCGCTCGTCATCAGAAAGTATTTGTATATTCTTTGTGAAATTTAGAATCTCATGAACAACGAAGAGTGTAGAATAAATCGTAAACCAATAAGAGGGTGAAATATATTGACTAAATGCAATCAGACTATACATGAGGGCAAAATTCAAAGGCTGGATATTGAATCCAAACCTCTGAGCTAGGGACGCGGCGGCAGTGGGACCTAGGAACAAAATGGACTTCATATTACTAATTATACAACTATTCACTTCTTTAAAGTGCGTCCGGAACTGTCTTGTCTGTTCGGATCTCTATGAACACGGGTAGGAACAGAGACCTTTGCTTCGTCTTCTTGTCTGAGATGATCGCGTTATACTTGATGCTCACTATTTTGTTTTGAAATTCACAAGGGGGCAAGGAACGCTCGTCATCAGAAAGTCCCGTCCCGACAGAAACCTTCACCGAACCATCAATCGATTGGCAAATAAGTGAACCAATTTTACCCTCAAATTTGCCGGTGCCCGGAACGAACCCAGTCACCAACAGATCCGCTTCGAGCTCCGCCTTCATCTTAACTTGATGTTTCACGCGCTTATCCTCCCATGGACCCATAGGATCCTTCAGGATGATGCCCTCTTCACCGCGGTCCAGATTGACCCGATAAAACTCTTGGGCCTCATCCATAGTGTTCACGGGGCGCGTCTCAACCATGTGGAGTTTTGGACTGGCCGAGCCCGAAACACGTGAACGCAACGTGGCCAAGCGTTTTTCGTAAATAGCGTTAGAATGTCCGTTTCTGAAATCCTTGAGAGAAATGACGTCCCACAGAACCACGTGTATATTTCGAGCCTCGATTTCCGTTCCTGTTCCTTTTTGAAACTTGGTCAATATGCCATTTCCAGTCTTGCGGTCCATGGGTTTTCTATTTAAATCCATAATTAGAAGCTCGCCATCATAGACCGCGTCTTCGGGCCCGAGAGACAGGAAGTCCGCGTCGAGCGCTCCCATGAGGTCGAGCTCCTTGCCATTGCGAGAACGATACGCAACCGAACTGCTACTCACGATTGCGTTGAAACGCATACCGTCCATCTTGGTCTGGGCATAGCAGGGGAATTTAAAATTTGAATTAGAGGTGCTGACCAGCATGCAAGGCCAGCTAAGTTTCAGATCCGGCCAGATTTTCTGGACCGTGGACTCGCTCACTCCGCACTTCAGGTTTCGACCAATGATCCGGGTAATAACCTCTCGATCATTGACTGAAAGACCACCTAAGAGGTCAGCCAAATACTCCTTGGCACGATCTCCTCGTATGTTTCGGGACGAAAGATTCTTCTCGATAGAAGACATCGCGAATGATAGATCATAACTGTGCTCGGATGTCCGTGCATCCGGAATTTTTTTAATATAAAAATTTATTGTGGGTTCCAGAGCCAACTGGAAGGCTTTTTTCAGGTCTGTATTATTGGAATTATTTTTTAAAATCTTTTCCTTGGCGATCCTACTTGGGGTTGTCGCCAGGGATTCCAGTAAAAGAAGTATTGAAGCCATTTGTCTTCAGTTTCGGCAAAGTTTTTTGACTATTAGACGACACCTTTTCTGTATTTTTTGGTGGAGCCGGCGCGCAAATAGGAAGGAGTGTCTGCGCCAAGGAGTTTCTAGACGAACATGCTGTCAGAGTAACATAAGATACCTGAGGAGTGTCTACGGTTATACACAGGCCTCCAATACTAAACGTTCCGGGTTGAAAACTTGGATTATAATTTTCGATTACGTTTGGAGCAATGGAACAAACATAATTCGTAACCAAATTGTTCTTACCATCATTACCTATACAATTCCCATCAACATAGGACTGAATTGTTCCGTTAATACCAGTTGTCCATTGTAACGCCGCATATGCAGAGAAATTAGTCTGAGGATTGCTACAATTGGTCACAACAACATAATAACCTGGAACTTGATCTACACCCAAACACCATACTCCATATGTATAATCTGGCGCATATGAAACACTCAAATAAAAAACAGAATTAACTCCACCCGGACAATAAGAAGTGTTTCCAAAAACATTCATTGGAGGAGGTGGCGGGGGACCCGGAGGAGATGGAGGAATAGGCGGTATCGGAGACGGAGGTGGTGGTATAGGAGGTGGCGGAAGAGGCGGCTTTGGATACGGAGGTGGCGGCAGAGGAGGGGGCGGCGAAGGCGGCACCGGATGTGGAGGCGATGGGAGAGGCGGTGAAGGCACCGGCGGAGGAAGAGGTGGTGACGGCGAGGGCGGTCGTGGAGACGGCGCAGGAGGGACCGGGGGCGTAGGAGAAGGGGGATAAGGTGAAGGTGGAGGTGGCGAAGGAGGAGATGCCGAAGGAGGGACCGGAGATGGTGGAGGTGGCGAAGGAGGAGATGGCGGGGAAGGGAGGGGTGGGTTCGGTAATGGAGGGGGATACGGCGGTGGTGGAGGGGGAAATGGTGCGCAAACAGGAACCCAGGTTTGTGTTAAGCTGGCGGACAAACAAGGTGAGACTTGAATTGCATTACCAAGACCTGCAGCAGTTACACAACCTCCAGTTCCGGAGGTAAACGTTAAAACTCCGGGCGAGAACGGTGTCCGTGGCTGCTCGGTTATGTTAGGAGCAGTATCACAAGAGACGGGAACCATGTTTGTTCCACTGACTCCCCAGCATAAATTACTCGTCAAAGGAAATACTTGCATCTTGGAGTTGTTCCACAGATAACCTATGGACGTGTTTGAACCGCTTGCGCTATTGCAGGGAATGAGCGTAAAGTTTGTAGGGTTTGTGTGTATACACATTTGACCGTATAGACTGTATGTTGTATTAGTTACCGTCCAGTAAAAAGGGTCTCCACTGGGACAATAAGATACGTTAGGAAAAGGAATATATGGCGGCGGGAGCGGCGAAGGCGGCGGTGTTGGTGGCGGAGAGGGCGGAGATGGCGACGGCGGGTTGGGACTGGGAGGTTGAGGATAAGGCGGTAAAGGTCGCGGCGGCAGTGGGCTGGGTCTGGGCGGAGGAGGAGACAGTGGGGGCGGAGGCGGCGGAGGAGGCGGCGGTGGCTTTGGCGGCGGGGATGGGCCGGGGGGTATAGGCGGTGGAGGACTCGGAGGTGTGTTACAATCTATCCCGCTCCATCCATCTGTGCAAACACACACATAGAAAAGTGTCGAACCCGTGTTAGGGTCATAAATAATCGGAGGAACGGCATTTACTATACACGGGAATTGCGGAGCATTCGTGCATGGAATATTCGTTGGACCCGGTTTCACATTAGGTCGCGTAGAATGATTTCCACATATAGTCGACGGTTTTGATTCAGGTGGATACGGGGGTAACGGGGGAGGTGACGGCGGTGAAGGTGGTTGCGGTGGCGGCGACGGCGGTGACGGCGGTGACGGCGGTGAAGGTGGAGGTGGCGACGGAGATGGCGATGGAGGTGGCGGTGAAGGTGGAGGTGGCGACGGAGATGGCGATGGAGGTGGCGGGGATGGAGACGGAGGGGCCGGTGGTAAAGGTGACGGCGGCGGAGATGGGGGCGGGGGAGGAGGAAATGGAGAACACACCGGAACCCATGTTTGGAATATAGATGCGGTAACACAAGGTAATACTTTAACTATACCAAAAAGAGTTTGGGCTGTTAAACAATAATTACTAATGTTTAATACTCCAGGCAGTGAAGAGCCCGGCTGCTCATACACATCAGGAGCGGTTTCGCATCTTACGGGAATCAAGGCAAAGGTTACATTATCGAATCCCCAACACAGATCGCTAGTCAAAGGAAAAACTTGCATCTTGGTTCCGTTCCACAGATAACCTATGGACGTGTTTGAACCACCTGCGCTATTGCAGGGAATGAGCGTAAAGTTTGTAGGGTTTGTGTGTATACACATTTGACCATATAGACTGTATGTTGTATTAGTTACCGTCCAGTAAAAGGGATCACCAGCTGGACAATAGGTCTTGTTGGGAAAGGGAATAAATGGCGGAGGAGGGGAGGGCGAAGGTGATGGCGGCGGCGAGGGCGGAGGTGACGGAGGCGGTGGAGAAGGCGAGGGAGGCGGTGACGGAGGAAGGGGTGGACTCGGCGGCGGCGGTCTCGGACTCGGCGGTGGCGGTGGCGGGGACGGCGGAGGAGACGGTGGTATATACGGACTTCCGAACAATTGGAAAGCGCACAAATGGAAATCAGTTCCATTATCATAATAATTGGGACCGTTCGCTTTAATTATTGCGTAACGTCCAAAACCACTGCATGGACCGTTAATAGACGTCATAGAAGGCTCTGGAACATTATAAATTACACACGGAAGTCCTAGATTGTTTACATCATTTGTAATATAAATCGCAAAAGGAGAAATGCGCTCCCAGCAGCAATCATTTCTATTCCAAACCTCGTAATTCGTAACGGTATATGGTTTTCCGAGATCGACTGTATATGAAGGTGTCAGATCTTTAGATGAGGACATCCATATAGAATTAGACTGACCACTGCATTGTTTTTTTGGAAACAAAATTGCAGAACTATACTGAAATCTCAGAGGTAAACTGGAACTTCCTGGATAAGTTTCGGATGATGATATAAATGATTTATTAAATGCGATTGAAGCGGTCTTTCCATATGGAAATGGAGGAGGGGGCGGCGGGCAGTTTTCGCAAATGGACGATATACTTTGAGGCAGCAAGACCAATAACAGTCCCGTGAATAATCTAAGCATATACAATACGTCAACTTTTAAAATAATCGAGGACCCTCGCACTTGGATCGGTCGCTGTTGACCACCTGGGCATCCACTTATAGGGAACCACGTGATTCTGGCCTGCATAATATTTTTCAAACATCTCTTGATATTTATCTTCACCTTGTGTTCTGAGGGCGTCGACCCAAGAGTAGCCAACCGCGTCGCTCATTCCGTTCTTCTGGCGCCACGCAATCTCGGGTGGTAACAAATCTGAAAAAGCCCCCCTGAGTATATATTTCTCGAGGCCATCCTTTGGCAATTTTAATTCAGAATTGAATCCGGACATTACATAATCGATGAAATCCCGATCAAAAAAGGGAACGCGAAGCTCGAGTCCGTGGGCGGCCGTGGTCCGGTCGGCCCTGAGGACGTCAAACATGTGAACATCTTGGACGAGTCTCATAGTCTCGGTCACGAACGCACTTTTACTCGGGGCTCCGTGAAAATAAAGGTATCCTCCAAAAAGCTCGTCAGAACCTTCACCGCTCAGAACAACCCGAATATCCGTCCTCTCCTTGATATACTTACTCAAGAGATACATAGGAACAGATGCGCGAACTGTAGTCGTGTCGAAGGTTTCCAGAGTCCATATGACCTTTTCAAGGACGTCAAGACCTTCCTGGACTGTAAAAAGAACCTCTGTATGGTCGGACCCTAGAAAGTCGGCCATCTTACGAGCGGCCAAAAGATCTGGCGAACCTTCAATTCCGATCGCAAATGTTTTAATTCCTGGCCCAATAATCTCTTTTCCAACTGCCGCGACTATAGACGAATCGAGGCCTCCACTCAAAAAAAAACCAACGGGACGCTCAGAATTGCTTACTCGCTTCTGGACCGCTTCGGTCAACAACGTTTTTATAATCTCGGTCGGTTTACCATACCAGTATTCTTCAGAATTTGTCGGCCAGTATATGAATTTATCCAATTCAGAATCATAAATGTGTCCGGGTGGAAATATTTCAATTTTTTCACCAATATGAACAAGTGCCTTCATTTCAGATCCGAAAGATATTCCTCCCAGACTACGACAATAGTAGAGCGGGCGGACACCGACACGATCTCGTGCGGCCCATATATTAGTTCCGTCAGTAATCACAAAAGCAAAGTCTCCGCTGATCATTTGGCATGTTTTCATTAGACCAAACTTTTCGACCAGTGGCAATATTATTTCACAATCTGAATTACCTGGAGTTCCGCCAAGTTCAACGTGATTGTAGATCTCGGCATTTGCAATCAGAAACTTTTCCTTGTGATGAAATGGCTGTTCTCCACAAACTATACCGTTTATTGCCAGACGCCAGAACACGAGCTCTACATTGTCGACCCGTTGATGTGTATAAGAATCGGGCCCTCTGTGGTTTAGGGCTTTCGGGTCGGGAACTGATGCCCAGGTAGTTGCGAATATGCCACACATCTAACAGATTAAAGGAGCACTACTTTAAATAGTAAATACTGCAGGAAGGAGCCCTAAAAGAAATTAAAAGCCTATAGTAATATGTTCACATTCAGGTATAAAGATCCCGAAACCCGTGACAAGGCCAAGGCGGCTGCCGAAACGGCATTAAGTTCTTACAGCAAGACTCTTAAAATAGAATACAAAGATCCTAACACGATGATTATGAAAAATGCACCCGGAATTATGAAAACAATGGCCAAGATTCACAGTGATATTGGGTTCACAGACCCCGTTTCTAATTTTAAAACAAATTTCACTCAATCAACCTTTAAACCAAATGATTTTATATCTAATAAGCCGATTAACTTTTTTTATGGAAATTATTATCAGATACCTACAGATAACGCACCTGTAGTCCCGCCACGAATAGGTATAGTATCTCTTGGAGGCTCGTATTGGAGCTCGGATCTCCAGGCTGCCTGGGCGCTCTCTGGACGTAAAGATCCCTATAAAGAACCTACATGCGTCATCTTACCTGGTTCAAATTATCAACCAAATGTCATTCCGGACCCTATAGTTGATCCGTTTGGATATAACGCATGTGGTGAAAATACACTCGATCTTCAGTTAATAATGACTAACGCACCCCCTAACGCAATAATTACTATTTATATGGGAAAATATTCATATGATGGATTTATTATGGCTCTGGCTCGGGCTGATATAAATAACCACATTGTATCATGCTCTTGGGGAATACCAGAACTTGCGCTTAGTGACAATATTCTGGTATCTTTAGATAAAACTCTCTCTAGAGTCGTGTCTAACGGAACGGCCATGTTGGCGGCGTCAGGGGACACTGGTTCGCGACCTTTTTACGCATCATCTGGTGGGGATGATGATCGCCTATCGGTGAATTTTCCGGCCAGTAGTCCATATTCTATAGCGTGTGGAGGAACGTCTCTAGTATTCGATGCCACGGGTGAAATAATAACGGGAGAGAGCGGATGGAGCGGTTCGGGCGGTGGATACAGTAATGTTTATCCGTCGCCATCTTATCAAGGAGGGATTGGGTTTCGCCAAGTTCCTGACATTTCGATGACTGCCGACCCCGACGCAAGTCCATGGATGATTGTTTTATTTGGAATAATAGATTATTATGGTGGGACGTCATGTGTCGCACCCGCATTTTCTGCATATCTCAGTTGGTTCTTTACCAATAAAACTTTATATGTCAGCCAATATGGAATTTTAAATGATATTTATTTGGCCGCAAATTCTGTTACGAATTCATTTCGACCAATAAATAGCGGAACAAATGATCCAACTGGAAACGGCCAATATATCTGCTCTTATTTAGGTGGGTATAGTATGGTTACAGGACTCGGGTCTCCAGTAGGCCGCCCACTTGCAGCATATTTACAAATATAACTCCAGAATTTCCTTAATAACTTCACTTCTTAAAATATCGTCATTTGTAAAATCCAGATGAAGAATATTCTCGGATGGACGAATTCGTGAAATAAGATCGGAGAGTCCGTTATTTTCAAATCCACGATCGTGCTGATTCACATCTCCAGTCACGACCATTTTAGAATCGTTCCCGATTCGGGTCAAAAGCATCTTCATTTGAGACGGCGTGGAATTCTGCATCTCGTCTCCTATGATCCAGGCATTATCAAATGTCCGGCCGCGCATATAAGCCAATGGACATATTTCAATTTTTTGAAGAGTCATCATTTCCTTTACCTGTTTTGGGCTGATATAACGGTGGAGCGCATCGAACATCGGACGGGTCCAAGGATCCATCTTCTTCTCCATACTTCCAGGAAGAAATCCGTGCTGCTCATCGACACTCACCGCCGGACGCGTCAACACGAGCTTGGAGACGTTCCCCTTGATCAAAGCCTTTGCGCCCGAATGACAGGCCAGAAGCGTCTTTCCAGTTCCAGCCGGACCCGTTCCTATCACTATAGGGGCCTTGGAGTAGAGATACTCGATATACCGAATCTGAGAAATGTTACGAGGGAGGACCATTCTATTATTCAAGGGCGTTTTTCTTTTAACACTCTAGGACTTGAGACTATGGTTTCTTGAATTTGACCCGTCCGAAAATTTCCATCAAGACTCTGTGCGATTATTCTAGTGGGGTTCTCATCCACGAATTTTCTAAACCTGTTGAACGAGCACTGAAGTCGCCGCTGACTCTTGCTATCTATTTTTGGATTCAAAATTATTGCACCCGTTTTATTTTTAATTTTAAAATTAAATTCTTTGATGGCTTTCGACTCTTCTGCGGTCTTTCTCCGACCGCTCGGAACAGCCTTGATCAAATTATTCAGTTCTCTTATGTCTTCGTAAGTAACAGAACCGAACAGGTATTCACGTGAATCTGTCAAGTCTATCTCGACTATTGATGCGAGTGTTTTTGTAGTCGGACTCGACTGATTATAAGTAACAACAACCAAGTGAAAAGGGTCGCCGGGCCCACAAGATTCAAACACACGCAGAGCATCCGCCATGCAGACAACATCAGGTGTCTTTGTTGTCTTTATCGACAAGTCCACACCGGGATCGAGCTTATTAAAGCTTCCCGGAAAGTCTTTAGAGGCCGTATAGCCAATTGATTCGAGCTCAGTCTCTGTAGCGCCATAGACGCTTCGGAGAATGTCTTTTTCCCAGGTAAAGCCGTGACTCTGAACAGCCATTCTGGGTTCAATTTATTTTAAGAATTTTAGGGCCAATTTGGCCAGTGCACTACACATTTTTTTAGTTGGAGAAGGCCAGGCCACCCATTCCGCTCTGGATACGCAGAATGTTGTAGTTGACTGCGTAGAGCTTCTGGTTGAGGGTAGACCGGGTTGCAGTGTCAGGATAAGCCTTGAGGACGGCGGAAACCTGGGCATTATCAATGCGAGAGAAGTTGCAGGTGCCGCTGGGCTGGTGCTCCTCGGGCTTGAGGGCGAAGGAGTAGACGTAGATACCCGGGTAAGGGGTGCCGCTGTGATACTTGAATGGCTGATACTGGTTGAAATACTTGGCGTTCTGGACTGCGAACCGGTCCTGGCCGTTGAGAATGAGCTTGAAGGTGGAGAGGGGTCCAGCGGACAAGCGGGCACCCTGCGTGGCGCCCGGCGCGCCCGACAGGCCCTCCTCCACCATGTAAATGCTGCCGATGGTGGGGTCCGCGCCATAAATGAGGCGGGGAGCACCCACGGCGTGAGGCAGCGGGAAGTATCCCGGAACCGGCTCGGCGGTTAAGGAAGCCGAAATTCCCGGATCTGCCGATGAGGTAACGTTTACGCTCGACACGTTCTGGCTGAAATTCCAGAGACCGTTCACATCACTGCTCAGGGGAGACTGGTAGCACCAGATGAGCTCCTTGACTGGGTGATTCAGGGTCAGGCGGACGGTCTGAGCACTGGAAGTGGTGGCCGATGTGGTCATCGAGTCGCCACCCGTGTGCTGAACCTGCTCAATCAGATACTCGTGACCCTTCTGGGCGAAGCGGCGACGCTCCTCGGTGTCCAGGTAGACGTAGTTGGCCCATACCTGGATGGGGTTGGTGCCGAACCAGTTGGAGTAACCCGTCGTGGAACCAGCCGCCAGGTCGAAATCGAGGCGGACCTCGTGATACTGCAGAGCAATCAGGGGTAGGAAGAGACCGGGGTTGCGGTTGAAGAAGAAGATCAGGGGAAGGAAAACAACCGAAGTGTTGGCATCGTATGTCGGATTACCCACGGAAGCCATCTTGCCATAGGCAATCTTCTGGGACTCTCCCAGGAAGACCTCGGCGTAAAGGCGGAACCAGGTCTGGTAGTGCTTGTCGATGCGCTGGCCACCGATGGTCAGCTCCACTGCCGAGATGGCGCGCTCGGCCAGCCAAGATCCGTCCAGCAGAGTGTTGTTGGAATACATAGAGGGCATAGCCGCAGAGTTGGGCTGGAGCTGCAGCCACATGTCACCGACCAGGTCGCCGTTGCGGGCGATGGTCACGGACACGCGGGAGCCGCTGGTGGCGGAACCGTTCACGGTCTGCTGAATAGCCTCCATCGCAAAGTTCGTATAGCGCTTGTAGACCGCCTGGAAAAAGGTCACCTTGGGCTGACCCGTGAGATACACATCCTGAGCACCGTAAGCAACCAACTGCATAAGACCACCAGCCATTTTGGTATATACCAAGAAAAAAATTTAGCCTGTTTCATCCTCATCGCGCCCCCTGAAGTATTCCATAATTTCATCCAGCAATTTAGATGGACAATTGGTAGTCGGGCAAATGAGACCGTCTCGTCCGCGAGTTATGTGTCTACTGGGGTCATAGGCGAACTTTATAAGAATCTGCCAACGGTCTCCATACCGTCGATTAATCTTTTTACCATGGAAAAAGTGCCTGATAATTCCGGGAGTATACCCAAGTCTGAGACCTCTGGCTCTGTCCTGAAAGTTTAGGACATCCTCTTTATATGCATCGGTCGTGTTGCCATTCAGACTGTTCAATCCAAGACCTATGAGACACAGGGCCATGTTGTGATCTCCGGCGCCCAATATACTGTTTTCATAGAGGCCACCTATTTTATCATAAGCCTTTCGAGTAATTGCCCATGCGAATCCTGGATGCCAAAATGTTCGGCCCCACGTGAGACCTTTTTCATAGTTAAAACCAAAAGCGCTAAACACGCTCATCATTTCTTGTTTAAAATTCATATCGATCGCGTGACTAAATAACTGTATAATGTCTTTGTGACCGTTTAGAATTTTCAGGGTGTCCATTGCCCACGTATGAGATTCAAACTCTATATCGGCATCGATCCACGCCATTGCCTTCCAGTTCTCGGGAAGGAGCTTCTGAACTCCGATATTTATCATATTTTCCTTGTGCCACAAGGGCGCGCAATCGGTCCGTATTTGCAGATGCCTAGGGTGGCCCTCTCGTGTCACATGGAATGCCTGGGATCCGTAAGCCAATTCGACTATATAAAGTTTTACATTTTCCTCAATTTCAATTCTTTTTATAAATTCTCTGGCCAATTGAAATCGCCTTTTATATTGACAAGGATTCGAAATTACTATAATAACATGCAGAAAATCATCTATAGGATCATTATTCTTAATCGCGAGCCTAGTGGCGCTTATTGTCACGAGGTCGCCATCACAAGCTACTGATTCTATTATGGTCATTTCTAGTATTATCTAATATTCTTTTACATCCAGAATATTAAACTGGAGCATAAGGTCGTTGTATAGGTGCCGGGCCTTTTCGTGCCGGATCGTCTCCAGGGCCCCATTGTGATAGAACAACGTGAGATCACTATAGCGTTCATTATACTCAAACCAACGAATTTGGGTCGGATCAATTACATATACAGTTCGATCAATCTTAATAGCTATGCTGGTCGTCATTTACTGTTTGTAAACGCGCACGCAGCCTCTAAGTCTGCCTGATTAGTGGTGAACTCGAAGTGAAGTCGGCGCCGGCACGCCTCGTAACTTGGGTTCGATATGCACTCGCGCCAGTTTCGCTGAAGACTCTCGATTCTGTTTCCGACCTCGAGCATTTTATCCACGATTTTTTCAGTATAAATATCTCCCCATGCCCTCAAGGCATTCGTCGCAATTCGTTGCGCATGAAAATAAGGATCTCTCGGATAGGGAATATTCATTCCGGCCCATACTATATTCTGAACCACAAGACAACTCTCATCAAGAATCTCAAGAACTTCGGGAACTGTCTGATATACCCAGCGAATTTCGTCAAACGCATCATTTATAGTAATTTCAATATTACTGAGAGACTGAGTATCGAGCTCATCGACCTCTTCCCAGAATTCTATGTGAACACCTCTCATTAAATCCATTGTGAACAGTCGCTCCTCAAACGCGTTGAGCCTGTCGTAAACTTCGCCGATGCGGCTGTGGAGCGTTCGCTGCATTTTTTAGTGGTGAAGGAGAGGACCGTGATCTCTTAACACTTACAGGACTTGTTTTTTCAATCAATTTAGAAATTAAATTGCGGGCACTATTTGTTGTAAGACCTGCGGCAGTCAGCTCACGCATTACCCTTTGGCGTGATTTTTCAGAAGCATTTCCATAATAGAAACTTAGGTTACCACGTTTGAGGAGATTCGTCAGAGACGCTTTTATATTTGGAATTAAAATTTCGGGTGTATAATTCCCGGTCCGTAAAGCGTTCTTTACGAGCTCTATATATTGACCGTGGGTCATCCCACGTCCGACAGTTTTCTTCATAAGGTTCCGTGTATAAGTTCCACTTTCTAAATTAAAAAAGACAATAGGACCCTGTTTGGAAAGCTCTCCCGCGGCCACAATAACCCGCCCGGGGTGTAAACTTGGCATTTGAAAGTGCCGAGAGCCCGACTCGAGCTTATTCAAAACCCTGACAAAAATCTTATGGTATCTATTCGTCGCGGGATCATACTCTATGAGATAAAGATACACTCCGTCGAAAGGAAGATTGTGGACATTTTTGTTCCTAAATGTCCTATTTTCATTTAGATTTGCTCGAGTCTGGCCATAATAAATCCTGGGCCAGTGGTTAGGTATTCCTGCGACGTGAGTATTTTCTAATATTTTTTGGACGCGTTCTATAGCATTTCCTCTATTTACACGCGGCCATTCGAACCCCCTATTGAGACCAAAGAGACGCTTGACATTTAAACTTGGCTCCATTACAATTTACAAACAAAATTAATCCTCCGCGCCCCTTTCGTGCCCTCCTCTCCACTGCTGCTCCTCGTGAATTTGAGTCTCGATGAAATCAATTTCCCGCGAGAACTTATGGATGATGTCATTCCATTCAGGACTCACTGAATCGAAAATATCGGACTGCTCCGCTGCATACTTGCGAATCACCAGGTTCTGTCTGTGTTTTTCAAGATTTTCTAGCTCTTGTTGATGCATCTCGATTTTGTCGAGGATCGGCTGGTCAAAATAAGAGTCGACCGCTTCTGAATCCAGAAGATCATGATCATACTCGTGAAAGGCGTCCATCATTTCTTCGGACATATTAGACATTACATATGAGGCCATGTAATTATACATAGATGGCGTGATCGACTCGTTCAAGAACTTCTCGAAAGCCGAGTAGGTCCATTTGTGAACCTGTTCACCCGACTCATTGGAGAGGCAAAGAAGTTCGCGATCCCAAGAGAAGGAAGACATTTTGTAATTTACATAAACATCCTCTTTGAGTATGTTGACTTTGACAAGACACAAATTTTAAGAATCAGCCTCGTCCTTCTTTGTATATACCGCCAGGGTCACCTTGAGGGCCTGGGCCGCTGCGGCCTTCTCGGGCACCTTCACGGTATCGGTCGACTGCTCCATAGTAGCCGACAGAATAGCCTGGTAGAGAGACGTCTCCTCGAGAGCATCCTTGAGGTCCGAATTCGCCTCCTTGAGCTCAGCCTTGATATTGTTCACGCGATCGACCAGCTTCTGAATATTAGCACGGGACGCCATTGTTAAATATACAGAGGCTGATTTTTTTATCTGACACTATGTTAATGTCGAAGAGGCTGCGAACAAATACAGGCTCCGCCCCGGGTGGTTTAACAAATTCTCAAATGACCTATTTGACACAGAAGGGATTTATCTTAAACGGTGGTAAATGGTTCGCGAAATCAGAGAGACCCGGAGGGCGGCTTAGGCAAGTTCCACAGTTGTCCATA